CCGCAGGAGGCGATTGAGAAGATGGTCGCTCGTCTGGTCACGACCCTGAACGGAGTCGGGCATTGAGCGGCTGGGACAGCCTCGGCGTGTTTATCGCTGGGCTGAACCTGATGCTCGCCTTCCTGATTGCGGCGACTCTGCCGAAGGTGAGTAAGAACGGCGGCGGTGGAGCCGCTACCATCTACCTCATCGTGGCGATTGCCACCGTGGTCTGGATTGCAAGGAGCACAATGTGGCAGCAGTAAAAGCACAGCGAGGTGGGCCGCGCAAGGAGCCTGTCTTCAGGCTGACCGCGTGCGGCTCCTGCGCTGGCGTGCTCAACACGCTGAAGGAGTCGTGGCGCGTCAAGGTGATCACCTTCGTTGCCAACAAGCGGCACACGCGCTTTGCCTGGTACCACAGGAGCTGCGTGAAGTGAACCGCATCGAGCGGAAGGCTCCGTTCCTTGACGATCAGGTCATCGCCGTCCAAGAGGGTCCAGATGCGTGGTGCTACGAGCCAGGAGTCTCTGGCCGCGTCTGGTGCATCCTGAGCCAACGCTACGCCGACGCCATTGCGCCAGATGGGTGGTTCTTCCTGTACGAGAGCATCGGCAACCGCAAGACAAACGCTGACCTTATCAAGCACGGCGTGATGATTGTGCAGCCGAGCCGTTTCACCTTGAGCGACGGCGGCACTGCGCTGCTGGCGAGGCTTGTCTGATGGGCTACTACAAAGACCAAGCCATTCAAAAGATGATTGACCCAGAGAAGAGCCGCAAGGGGAAGAACAGCCGCGCTCGTGGCAATGCGTTTGAGCGCGAGGTTGCCAAGCGCCTGCTCGGTCAGCGCGTCGGGCAGTTCGGCGGCAAGCAAGACGTTGCGAACGATTGGCTGGCCGTGCAATGCAAGGTGGGCGGCAGCTTCAGCGAGCGCCAGTGGGACTGGTTGCAGACAGTGCCGGTGAAGGGCGATCAGCTGCGTGGCTTGGTGATCGGTGACAGTCCTGGCGTTGGCGGTGGTCGCCGTCGCGCCGTGATCATCCTTGACCTTGACGACTTCTGCGATTGGTTCGTAGCAGCGGAGCCGCCTGAGTGATTGCACTCTTGATGGCGGTTATCTTGACCGTCCATCCAAGTGTGCCAGTGCGGACGCCTCACGGCATCCCAGTGCGCGGCGTCGCATCGTGGTACGACGCAACAAAGAACAATGCGTGGTACACACGCGGCGGCACGAAGCACTACGCAGCGGTCGGCACCTTCCGTTGGGGCGATGATCCGTACCAGATCAAGGTCTGCCGCGCTGATAAGCCTGAGCGTTGCGTCATCGTCCTCGTCGCCGACTACTGCGGCCGCTGCCATAAAGACTTGAAGCGCAAGTGGACGAAGCGCAGTCGCAGCATTGACCTGTCACCGCACGCCTTCGCCTCCTTGCGCGACTTGCATCTTGGGGTCGTGCGCGTCATAATCACGGAATGGGATGACACTCGTCCCTGAGCAGAGGGAGGGCTATGCGCACCGTTCGTTCCATTCGTGGCGACTGGATGAGGATCATCGCCAGGCACGCATTTCCACGCAAGACCCCACGAGGGCGCATTGAGGCACTCGCTGACGCGCTAGAGATCAGCCGCCGCTCCTGCTACGCCTACGTCGCTGAAGAGCGCCGTGTGCCGGAGGAAGTCGAGCAACGCTTCATCGGTCTCTTCGGCGCTGTCGCAGAGGACGGCTGGCGCACCATTGAGATGCTGCGACCGCACACCAACAAAGCCAAGAAGAAGCGAGATACCAAGCCGCGAGGGATGAGCAAAGAGCGATACCAGATCAACCGAGAAGGCTGGCGTGGCGCAGCGATGCACGCAGCGACAGTGCTCGCGCAGGACGCGCTGCAGCACGTGATTGACTGGGAGCAGAACACAATGACCCTCGGTCAGTCCCTGATGATTGACGAGAAGCTGGACGAGCAGGAGGCGCGTGCCAAGTATCCGCACGGCTTTGACACGCTCGTGGCTGACGAGGACTGGGTTGCCGTCTGCAAGTTGTGCGGGCTGGTTGGGGCGGTGGACGACAAACTGAAGGAGGTCAATGGGCTGATCTTCAACGTGACCTGCTCGACCAACTCCTACAAGGTGGCAGGGGAATGACGCTCCTCATCGGCGACTGCATTGAGCAGATGAGGACGCTGGAGGCAGACAGCGTTGATGCCATCGTGACCGACCCGCCATACGGCCTTGAGTTTATGGGCAAGGAGTGGGACGGCTTTGGCACGCCGCTCGGCTTCCAGACTTGGAGCGAGCAGTGGGCGCGTGAGGCGCTGCGCGTGCTGAAGCCAGGTGGACACCTGCTCGCCTTTGGCGGCACGCGGATGTATCACCGGCTCGCCGCTGGCATTGAGGACGCTGGCTTTGAGATTAGGGACACGCTGATGTGGCTCTACGGCTCAGGCTTCCCCAAGAGCCTTGATGTGAGCAAGGCGATTGACAAGGCTTCTGGCGCAGAGCGTGAGGTGGTCGGCAAAGCCACTGGCGGCGGTTTTTCCGACAAGACGATTGGAACGATCGGGCATAGCAAAGGAGCGCCCGACATCACCGCACCATCAACCGAAGCAGCAAAGAAGTGGCAAGGCTGGGGAACCGCACTGAAGCCAGCCGTTGAGCCAATCGTGCTGGCACGCAAGCCGCTCATTGGTACGGTCGCAGAGAATGTGCTGACTCACGGCACTGGCGCGCTCAACATTGACGCAAGCAGGATTGGGATTGCTGAAGGTGATGAGCCGAAAGCAGGAAAACGAACGGCTACATTCGGCACGCTAGAAACTACGAGCGGTGGAGATGGAAGCGGAGGATGGAACGCTTCCTCTGGTCGCTGGCCAGCCAACATCTTGCTTGATGAGGAAGCCGCTGCACTGCTTGATGAGCAGAGCGGCGTGAGCAAGAGCGCACCAGCAAAAGGTCATAACCGTTTGGGCAATCTGATAGGCGACGGGCGCTCAGCCAAATCTGCTGGTTTGTACGGGGATGGCGCTTGGATAAGCGGATCAAATCATAACGACAGCGGCGGCGCTTCACGCTTCTTCTATGTTGCAAAGGCAAGCCGCTCAGAGCGCAACGCTGGGCTTGAGCGCAACATCCACCCAACCGTGAAGCCAGTTGCGCTGATGAAGTACCTCATCAGGCTCGTGGTGCCAAAAGGCGGCGTAGTGCTTGACCCATTCCTCGGCTCAGGCACAACCGCGGTGGCAGCCATTGAGGAAGGCGTGGAGTGGATTGGCTGCGAGCGTGAGCCTGAGTATGTAGAAATCATCAAGGCACGAGTGGCAGCGGCTCAGCCTGGAATGGGCTTGACGCTAGACTGACGGGCGAGCGGCCTGAGAGCCGCCCAACGCCTGCCAGTGGTGTCCTCCCACTGGCAGGCTTACTTCGGCGAGGACTGGAGGACACGTGGCGACTAAGCAACAGCCGGACAAATACGACGCGCTGGATGCGTATGTCGCTGAGCTGCAAGCCGCAATGAACGTCACCTACTGGAAAATCACCGTGGCTCGTGATGCGTCAGACGTAGAAGCGTGGGCTGACATCAACCCGCACGCACAGGCTGAGACCGCAGAGCTGCGCGTGAGCCACGACTTCTGGAAGCAAACGCCAGAACTCCAGCGCGAGGTGCTGACGCACGAGATGCTGCACGTCGTGACAGCCAGACTCGATCAGACCGTTGAGGCGATGGAGGAAGCGTTCGGCAAGATTGCGTGGGCTATCTATGACCCGCTCTACGAGGATGCAACCGAGCGCGTAGTGGATCACTTGGCGAAGGTGATCGCGCCTGGGCTGCCTCTGCCTGAGTTCCCGAAGGCGTGACCTTTCAGCGGCCGTGCCTTGACTGCGGCGTGCTGACGATGGTGGGCAACAGATGCCAGACACATCGAGCGGCGGCACAGAGCCGGTGGAAGGAGGGCAGACCCAACCCATACGCTGACCCTGCCTGGAAGAAGCTCAGCAGCCAGATCAGAAGCAAGCGCGGCTGGTGTGAGGTGTGCGGCACAACCCGCAACCTGACGGTTGACCACCTTGATCCGATCAGCAAAGGCGGTCCGCTACTAGCCCCAGAGCACAGGCTTCGGGTAGTATGCAGACCGTGCCACGGTCGCTTGACCAAGCACAAATAGGAGCAGAGGAGAGAGGACAATGAGCCGCATCGCGTGGTACTCAAACGCTTGCCACATCCCTTCGGGCTATGGGATGCAGACGGCACAGGTCGTTCACCAGATGGTGAGAGACGGACACGAGGTTGCGATCAGCGCGAACCACGGTGCGAGCGTGATGATGAACTGCTCACACGGTCACCCGATCTTTCCTGAAGGTCTGATCCGCTACTCGCTTGACGCTGCACCTGAGAACATCAAGGCGTGGGTCGGAGACCAGCCAGGCTTCGGCGTGATCCTCTTTGACCTCTGGCCGCTGAACGGCGTGGATGCCTTCAAGGAACTCAATCTCGCCTGCTGGACACCCATTGACCACGACCCAGTGCCACCTGGCGTTGCCAAGTTCGCACTGGAGGGCAAGCATCACGTCATCGCAATGAGCCGCTTCGGCGAGGACAGACTCCTCAAGGCTGGCGTCCCAAGAGAGGAACTGACTTACATCCCACACGCCATTGACCGCGCTGTCTTCAACGATCGAGGCAAGGGCGCACGACAGGCAATGGGCATCCCAGAGGACGCCTTCCTCGTCGTGACGAATGCAGCCAACCGTGGACGCATCCCAGTCCGCAAGGCGTTCGGGGAGATGGCTGATGCAATGGCAACGTTTATGCGCGACCGACCTGACGTCTACTGGATGATCCACACCGAGCCGAACGGACACAGCGAAGGGGTGAACATCCCGCGCCTAGTCGGGTCGCTTGGCATTGATCAGCAGCGCGTGCGCTATCCGCACCCAGTCCACTTCCGCAACGGCATCCCGCAGGACGCCATCGCGCAGATGTATTCGGCTGCCGACGTGCATCTACTTACTTCGATGGGTGAAGGATTTGGTATCCCAGTGGCCGAAGCGGCTGCGTGCGGCACTTTATCCGTGGTCTCTGACTTCAGCGCGCAGCCTGAACTTCTAACAGTTCACGGCAAGAAGGTTCCAGTGCAGCGTGTGTGGGATGAGTTCCAGACATCCTTCTTCGCAATCCCGAACGTGCCTGCCATCGTCACTGCGCTGCAGGAAGTTTACGAAGAGACGAAGGGGGGGCGGGTAGACAGGGGGGCGGTATCCGCTGCGATGGAACGCTACGACCAGGTGAAGGTCTACGCCTCTGACTGGAAGCCGCTCATCGAGCTGATGACCGCGCGCAAGCGCCGACCGGCTGACCAGCCGAACCGCGCACAGCGTCGCAAGGGTAAGAAGGGCAAGTAGGCGTGAAGCAGTTGCCTTGTGCCGTATGCGGGAAGGTCCTCAAGGTTCACGACAACGCAAGGGATGATCGGTCGTGCAGCCTCCTATGTCGAATGATTGCTGGAGGGGAACTGCCGCGAGACGCAGCGGATAGGTTGCCAAGCGAGCCTTGTGCCGCGTGCGGCACGCCAGTCAAGATGAACAGGAACTTCACGCAGCCTCGCTATTGCGATGAGGCGTGCAGCCGCAGAGCGTCGCAGAATAGAAAGATGGGCAGACCTGAAAGCACACCCAGTATGGAAACAGGCTGCTGCAAGGTATGCGGGACGGTTGTTGAGCTTGAAGCAAGACCCGGACCGCTTTCATCGTATTGCCGCATTCATCATCCAAAGCAATCACGCAGACGGCTTGGCTTCTGGTTGCCGGCACACGGCATAGGCACTTGCTCCTGGTGCGGCGACTGGTATGGAAGATCCTACCCTCAGCAATCAACGTGCTCGCCCAAATGCGGTTCGCAACTGCGAGCGCTAGGACCAATCCCTGCTGCTAAATACCGAGCTGAGTACAGGAGATGCACTGTCTGCAACGAAGAGTTCCAGACCACAATGAAGCGCCGCAAGTACTGCGGCAAGGCGATCTGCAAGGGGAGAGGAAGACCGTGGACACCGCAAGGGCTGAAAGAGCCATACGCATCAAAGAGCCGCTATGTACAGCTGCGCAGGGCTGCGGAGGCCGTTGGGGATAGGACACTGACCACGCTGACCATCTATGAGAAGGCTGGCGGCGTGTGCGCTGCGTGCGGCATTGACACCCTCCACCCGCAGACACCTAGGGGGGAGCGTTCCCGCAGGAGATTCAACTGGGCGACGCTCGACCACATTGTGCCGCTGAGTCAAGGGGGTGGTCACACTTGGGACAACGCGCAGCTACTCTGCCTGTCCTGCAACAGCCGCAAGTCGCACACCGACCGAGCAAAGCAACTAGAACAAGTGTCCTAAAGGTGGGGGCGTTCGTTATTCTATTCGCACGAGGCGGTCGGGTATAGATCGGA